CCTGCTGCTATCTGCTTGGCGAACCTAGCCTTGAACGATCTACGCTTGGCTTTGTCTGCCTCACTCTCACCCTTGCGAGGGGGTTTGTTATCTGCGCCTTTTTGCCCAAAGCGAATCAGACGGACTTTGTCGCCTTCCTTTGCCAATACTGCATGGCTTTTCTCTGGGTGCTTAGGTGTGCGCTTGGGTTTGTTGTAACCCTCGAACCGCTCGCCTCGGTAAGTTATAGCCAATAGAACCTCCAAAAAAAGGGACGGCCCCACCCCAAAGGAGAGATAGGGGCAGGGCCATCCAAACGCTCTAGATGGCTGCGTCGAACAGCATCTCAACACCATAGGTGTCATCAAGCTCACCAACACCATAGATGGCGGTAGCGTTAAGCTCGAAGGCCCGTAGTGATGCGTCACGTTGCGCTTCGATTTGGAAGTCGCGCTTGATTGCGATAGCTAAAGCCTCGCGTGAGAACACAGCACCTTTCGCATCGTCGTTGCCGTCTACTGCTACATTCGCAGACTCGTAGACATCAATGCCAGCCAGCGTACCGACGTATGAGTTAATCATAGCGGTGTTCTGAGCCACGCCACCGTTAGGGTTGGCGAAGGTATTGGTCAGGTTGGCTTTCAGTTGATACGCTTGGAAAGGGTTTACAACTGCGAAGATTTCGCCCTGTGCCTTGTTGTTACGCAAGGTAGCAGCGGCTTTGAACAAATCAGCCACAGTGATCTCTTGACCAGCAGCGCCCAATGCGGTGCTGAATCCGTCGAACAATGCGATCAAATCTTGATCCATCTTCGTGGCGATTGAGTTGCCCAGTACCGTTCCCAACTCTTCAGCAGGGTTGCCAGCACCCATAGCAGCCAGATCAGTCAATACAACCTGTGCGCCCACCTCACCAACGGTGATGTTGACAGAGGAAGTAGAGACAGTTGTGCTGGTCAGGTCGGTGCCTTCGGTTAGGTCAGCGGCAGTGATTGCAGGGTACTTTGGAACCTGAATCGTCTTGCCAGCTTCGTCGCCGATGTTGTACTGCGTCACCAATCCCATCATCAGGGATTCTTCTTCAGCGGTAAATCGTGCCTGTGCGATGATGTTCGCAAACAGGTCGTCAAGGGTTGTGCTAGTTGTAGCGGCCATATTAGTAGTCCTATATCAAAATGTGGTTTATTTGTTTGCCTTCTTGTAGGCGCGGAATGCCTCGGCACCTCCGTCCTTCCAATTGGCAACCATGTCAGCCACAGATATGGGCTTCTGTGTAGAGCCGCCAGCCATCCCTTGAGTGCCAGCGCCACCTTGGGAGGCTCTGACAAAATGCGGGTTAGCCGTAAGAAAGTCACCCATCAACTCATCAACAGAGAGTGGGTCGGCTTTGTCGTTGTATCTGATTGATCCGTTCTCGTCCAATACTTCAACTGAGTCATCGCTGGCTAGTTTTACACGATCACGCAACAACTTCGATACTTGACTTGGTTCAACCGCGTTGTACTTGCTCGCCGCTTGCAAAAGTGACCCATCAATCAGGGTGCTTTCGAGCCGCTGCTTATACTGCGATATCTCTAAGTCTTTCTTCTCAACAGTCTCTTTCAGTACCTTGTCGAACTCGCCTCTGTCTTTTTGGCGCTCTACTTCCGCCTGCTCACGCTCAAGCATGATCTGGCGAGCTTTATCGGGGTCGATACCGTCAAACTGTTTTTCGATCTGGCGTTTCTGCCTTTGCAGCCTATCCGCTAAAATGCGATCAAGCTCCTCTTGCGTAAACGTCTTACTTTCCTGAACTTCCGTATCTTGCACTGGTTCAGTTTCAGCGCTTCCTTCCATGATTTCATCGCTCATGTGCGAACCTCTTACGAGTGGGGGGGAGTATACCAGCTTTTGAGAAATGTCAACAGCTAGCGGGTTACTTTTTAGATTTCTTCTTTTTCTTCTTGCTGATCTGTTTCAGGCTCTTGCCGTACTTGCTCGGGTTCATCTTTGGCATTTTTTTTACCTTTGGTTTTCTTGGGTAGAGGCAACAGGACGCTCACGATCCCGTATAGGTCTTCAAATTCCAGTTTTTCTTCTTCGGGCGCTGCCGCAGCCAGTGGCTCAAGCAGTTCACGAATGGCGGGTGGTATTGGTCTTCTGGCGACCAAATTCTTGGCTCGATCCAATTCTTTGCTCATTACTTACTCCGGTTTGGGGAACTCGTCTTTGACCGCTTGAACACGGGCCTTCCATGCGTCAAAGTCATGGAACATCTCGTCAAGTTGGGCAGACCAATCGCCGTATGCCTCTTGGCGATTTCGCAACCATGCACCAGCTTCCCATTCTGCTTGTGCCGCCTCGCTATCTGCGATGTGTTGATTGTTTTCTTCTTCTGTTAGTTCGATGGTTTCGCCATCTACTAATTTAAATACACCTGTGCCCATTGTTTTCTCCTAAGAGGTTGCTAGTCCGTAAAGGGTAAAGGTTGCAGAATTTATAGTTCCTGTTTGCATTACAAATTTTAGTTTGGTAATAGCAGAACTTAAATATCCTGTGTTGAATGTATTAGCTACAGAAAGAGCCGCTGGAGGAGTTGTGCTTGTTCCGGGCGCACTAAAACAAATAGCACTTACCGAAGAAGATGCGTTCCCAAACCAAAGTTGCGCTTGTCCCGGTAAGTTAGTTCCAAAACTATTAGATACCTCTGCATACGGCTGGTTACTAGTTAAGGCCCCAGAAACAGTGCCTGTAGTATTGTTAGCGGGGAACATTAAATTTCTATTATAACCAGTCGTTATATAAGTGCTGCCGCCATCGTAAGCAGCAGTATAACGTAAAGCCTTACTAGCAGAAGGAAGGAGATTACTAATTTGTAGGACGTAGTGCGTATAACCAGTAATACTTGTAAATTCTACTGAGCTTACCGCAGTGCTCACAGTCTGGCTAGAAATTACATTCCAAGCCCCGCCGCCGCCGCCACCAGAAGCAGCATCCTCCCAAGCTACACCAGAGCCTGTGCTAGTCAGCACTTGCCCATCAGTACCTTGAGAGCCTCCCACGGTTAGGTTGGTGAGCGCCACGGTTCCAACCCCGACAATGCTGTTACCTGTTAAGTCAAGGTTGTCACCAGAGGCCAGTTCTTTTATCGCAGCGGTTCCGCTGCTATCAACAATCAATGGAAATCTATTCGCCATGTCTATAATCCTATTGTGTAATTTTGTGTCCTACCGTTAACGATAAAAAACGTCCCTGATGCTGGCAGCGTTTGCTGGCCTGATCTGGCTGTAACACTCAGCAGAGACGATCCGCTTATCAAAGAAGCTCCCAAGCGGTTGAAAACTTCCGTTATTCTGCTGGTCAATGCTCTTCCAAAAACTGATATTTGGGTAGCAATGCCAGCGCCATCTTGCCCGTCAGCGCCCGCTGGCCCCTGAATTCCTTGCGGACCTTGCTCGCCTTGCGGACCTTGAGGCCCTTGGATTCCTTGAGGGCCAGTCGCACCAGTCGCTCCAGTTGGGCCGGTCAAATCTGACAGTTGCTGGGCGGTGAAGTCCGAGTACACAAAAGCATCACCCTGCGGGCCTTGAGCACCGTCTGCTCCATCATTCCCAGCAGGGCCTTGAATACCTTGGGGGCCAGTGGCTCCATCCGCTCCGTCATTTCCAGCAGGGCCTTGCGGTCCTGTTAATGCTGCCAATTGTGACGCAGTGAAATCCGAATACTCAAAGGCATCTCCTTTGGGGCCAGTAGGCCCTTGTATTCCCTGCGGGCCTTGCGCTCCGTCCGAGCCGTCCTGTCCTGCGGGGCCTTGGATTCCTTGCGGCCCTTGCGGGCCAGTAGCCCCATCTTGACCATCATTTCCTGCGGGGCCTTGGATTCCTTGCGGCCCAGTGGCCCCATCCTGACCGTCAGCGCCCGCAACTCCCTGAATACCTTGTGGGCCTTGGGCACCATCTTGACCATCTACTCCAGCAGGCCCTTGAGGCCCTGTGGGGCCGGTCAAAGCCGCTAATTGTGAGGAAGTAAAATCTGCATATACAAACGCATCACCTTGTGGGCCGGTATCACCTTGAGGCCCTTGTGGGCCTGTCGCCCCGTCCTGACCGTCTGCTCCGTCTGCCCCAGCGGGGCCAGCGACACCTTGCACACCGGCTGGCCCTTGCAAACCTTGAATACCTTGTGCGCCATCAGCGCCATCCTGACCGGCTGGGCCTTGTATACCCTGTGGGCCTACTGGCCCTTGTATACCTTGCTCACCTTGCGGCCCCTGCTCCCCTTGTGGGCCTTGTATAGCTTCACCATCACCGCCCTGCGATTGAACAATTGCGCCAAACCCTGGAGGGCCTGGCTCACCTTTAGGCCCGCGCTGACCTCTAGGCCCACGGTCACCTTTCTCTCCTTTTGCGCCAGTCTTGCCTCTTGGCCCTTGCTCTCCTTGGTCGCCTTTTTCGCCTTTCTCTCCTTGCTGCGTTTCCTCATCGGACGCATCGAGAACTGCGAGCGACAATCCTTCCAAGATCATCTCAAACTCAAACGTCTCGCCTTCTGGTGCTTCATCCATCAGGTCATTGATACGCTGTTCTGCATCAACAGGTAGAGGGTCGAGCGATAATATCTCTAGTGCTTGGTCTAATTCCTTGCTCATATCTCGCCCATTATTTGTTCGATTTCTTCGATTGGCGTCTGATCTGCAATCAGGTCAATCAGCCTTTCCAACCTTGGGTCGATTAAATCCTTGCGGCCTGCTTCGTAAAGCGCAAACGATTCGGCAAACCATTCCTTTGGGTTGGTGTCAGCGTATTTTGACGGCGATATCTTATCATCTCGATACTTTCGCCACAGATTGGATAAAACCCCCTCTATCCTTGGAGTTTGCAGGTCTGCGAGCGTCTTAACCGCGTACTGTTGATGAATATGGTGTGCCATCTCATGCGTTACTGTGTTCTTTATTCTACTCGTTGGATCAGGTAGATATTCCTTCGAGGAAAACGGCCTATCGCTTAAATCATCACCAACAGACCAAGATGACTGCGGTTCCAACGGCTGAATTGCCCTGCTCTCTTTTTCGATTTTTCTTTGAAGCCTATTTGTTGCGTCTACTTTTTTGTTGTAGTCAGCAGTCAGGGCTTTGTATTCCTTGAATCGCCTATTGTATTCTTTTGTTCCAAACTTCAGATCAGACGGAATTGTTGCGTCTTGGATAGCTTCGTAGTCTGTTGTTAACTCGGAAGTTAAAATCTCAAGCCTTGCCTTGTCCTTTGCTATTTTCTCCGCTGCATCAGATGCTGGCCCTATCAACTGAGCCGCTGTGCGGTTTACATAGTCGGGCTTGAAAGAAAGAACGCCATCACCCATTGACATATTGGCACTTCTGCCTCCGACAGACCGAGTGCCTCGCAGTCTTGGGAGCTTGTACTTGTCCGCAAGTCCGTTACCAACAGCGATCAAGTCTTCTAGCAATGAAGCGCCATCATCCGACAACGATGCGGGGAGAGCCGCCTTGCCAAAGCTCTCAATCTGTTTCTGTTTTGTGTTACGCCTAACCCCTGACGGCCTGAACCTTGTAGCTGGCAAGCCATCTTCTGTTTTTAGATACCTTGAATCCTGCGCTGCTTCTTCTGCTTGCTCAGATACGGTCTTCTTAACGACAGACTTCTTCCTGATGGGAATGGGTCGCTCTGTAGGTATCTCTTTGGTTTCTGGCTCTTCAGTCTTATCTTTCGGTTCGACAACGGGAAGCCATTGGTGGCGGCAATTGTAACCACCGCGCACAATGAATGGGTCGCCAGCAGCCTTGCCTGACCAACTCCCCTCCCATATCTTCCTAATTTCGTCGGCAGTGTATTCCTTGCCGACATGCTTCTTGCAGAACTCTCGGCTGTCACGAATGACATCGCCGTAATACTCAAATGTGTCTATGCCCTGCTCATTCGCAGTGGTGAGCGTTAACGTCGCCGAGTATTGATTGAGCGAATCCGTTGCATAACCTGTCGCATAACGCCGCAAGTTATTGCCCAGGCGGTCAGAAGCATAAATTCTATGGAGTCGATCAACCGCTGCCTGTTGCGCGGCTCCAGTCGAGTTTTGAGCCACTTCCACCAGTTGGCGAATTTCCTCTTGATCGCTTGCTTGATAGATTCCATTGATCTGCCCTCTCACTTCTTGGATGAAATCGTCTTTGTTTCTGCCCGTTAACGCAGACTGATACACGCCATTTGCCAACGTCTCTAGTTGTTGGTCTGCCAGTGCCTCAAAGCCTTGGAAAGATAGCTGCTGTAAGCCTGCGATGGCTTCTGGCGCAACTCTTGTAAACTTCCCAAAGTTGTTCAGCATCTTGAGTTGCCTACGCGCTACAGCGTTGTAGTCGCCCAGCATGTCCTGCACTTCTTCTAAGTAATCTTCTTCCAGAATACGGCGCATCTCGGCGCGAGCGTTTATAGCCCACTCAACGTCAAACATCGCCCCATCGGTAGACGGAGCGGTCTGCAAGTAGTTCGCCAGATCGTTCTCTGTAACCTGCAAGAACTGCGTGATTCTTTGTTGGTGCGAATCACCGAGACGTTCTAAAAAGCCAGCATACTTGTCGGCTTCGGACATTACTGTTCTTCGTTCTCTGCTATAAATTGGCCTAGAACTTGCGTCTGCCCCTCAATCTCTAAATGAGACTTTGCCAACTTCTCGTCATCCAGAACCAAGTCTGCAATCTGCTTGTCGATCTCTTGAGCCAATGTTGCTGAACGCACACCACTGGCTTTCATCTGCTGCAAGAACATCAGTTCTTTGTCGTAGTCGCGGATATCAAAGGAATCAGGATAGAACACTTCAACATCTGGCGTTACGTCTAGCCAGTTGCAGAAATACGTCCACAAGTGTTCCTCGGCTAACTCTAGCAGATCCGCCTTCTCTGATAGCTTAGCGTTGAGCATTTGGAACTCAGTCTGCATAGCAATGCCTGACATGGTCTTTGCATCGGTTCCGCGTACAGCGCCCATCTGAGCCATGCGGTTAATAGATTCCACCTTGTCTTTTATGGACTCACGGATGCTGTTGATGTTCTGACCAGAGGGTTGTAGTAGAAACGGCTTCATGGTTTCTGCTGCGTCGTCTGGTACGTTGATAACAGAACCCGCTCCCGCGCTCGCATCTGTGTCGTAAGTCTTAACCAAGGAGGGGTGGTTGCTAATCCTGATTAGCTGCTCAATCTCTGAAAGCTCGGTATAGATCGCTTTTTGCATGTAAGCGATGTCTGATAAGTCACTGATGCCTAGACCACGAGTGACGCTGCGTTGCGCTGGTAGATAGACCGCTGGGATTTTACCAAGGGGGTTGGCAATCTCGCTAATCATCTGCTCTTTGTCGCCGTCAGACTTCCATTGCTGAATGGTGTCCTTACGCCATAAGCGGTAGTACGTCACCTTCGTTGTGGCGTTCACGCGGTCTACCGCTTCGCGCAACTTCAGGTAGGTCAGTTCAAAGCGCCCAGATGGGGTGCGCTCCCACTTCCAGTCAAACACGTTCTCAGGGGTGAATAGTGACAGGTACGGCCTGATGTCTTGGTCTAGCTCTTCGGCTCTTGTCTGCGCGTTAGACTCTGGCTTATCAACAAGAATCCAAACGTGCCCGTACACCGATGACCATATCTGCGCCTGCTTCATAAAGCTGTTGATGCTTGCGCCATCAAGGTCTGCATCCTTCACCATCGCATCGAGGGCTGGGTTACCTGCCAACGAGTTGAACACCCGTACTGGGGGAGTGCGCCACAGAAACGAACTATAGATATGAACGACGTTACGGCAGTGGTTATCAATCGGGGTTAGATTGATGCGTCTGGCGTATTCGTTCTCTGACTCGTTCAGGTATCCAGTGAGATAGCTGCCCTCTTGGTACTCTTCGCCACCTAGATATGAACGCAGGTATAGCTCCCACCTTGCCTCGCTTGCGTCATAATCGGGATGCTGATATTCGATATTCGATGCCACTAGCTCCACCTCACTGGTTGTTCGATCTCTCTTTGTTTCCTGATTGGGTATAAGTATTCCACTAGATACCCCAGTGCGTCATTCATGTGGTCATAGCCGTCATCTTTGTTGGGTTGGCTAGTGCCTTCCTTGTAGGTCTGTCGTTCAAGCGAAGCGATGGTCTGCTTGCACTTGGGGTCAATAAACAAAGACCGCACTCCACTGGTGGAGCGAAGCCTGCTGTTTACGCTATTGATCCTGTCTCTGATTGCGGGGTGACTGTTCCGCACCTTCACCGCAAACCCTGCGTTCTGGAGGATTGATAGGTCTGTCCTCCCTCCCGCACTGGTCTTTCTTTGCTTACTAGCTGGGTCAGGGTAGATAGTTATCTGCCTGTCACCATACCTTTGCTTGATCTCGTCCACCATCTCATCGGTGTTTGATCCATAAATCACGATCTCGTCGATCACTTGGATCGTATCAGCCTCTCTCACACACACTGCTGCGCTCATAGGGTCTAGGTTGAAGTCCATGCCAATGTGTAGCTGGTCGTTCATGTAACCCTTCCGCACGCTCTCCTCTCGGCTGAATGCGTAGTAGATAATGCCGGAGTAGTTAACGAACTTGGCTTGATACTCTTGGCTGAATGTCCGCTCATCTAGGTCATTCCGCGCTGCCTCGATCTCAGCTTCATCAACATTGCCGCCCTCGATGGTCGTATACTGGAAGGCTTCCCAGCCCTCCTCCTCATCGACGCCTCGCGTCCAGATGTCATAGAAATGGTTGCGCCCCTTCGGTGTTCCAATGAACAATGCCCGTGTCGGATTATCTCCAGAGTGACGATCCGACAGACTGGGCCGCAGCACCTCGTACCACGCTTCCTTCCGCATATCTGCGAACTCGTCCAGAACAACAAAGTCTAACGCTCGCCCTCTGAGGTTGTCAGGCTTCTCTGCCCCTTTGAGGGATATGGTAGAACCATTCTTCAGCGTCAGCGAGAGCGCTGTTTCGTTCCGTTTGCTGATATACCCATCAGGCAAAGCCTCATTCAGCATGTCCCAAGCTATCTCTTTTGCAGCCTTGTAGGTCGGCGCTACATACCAGCAGTTCTTGTTTTTGCCTTCTAGGGCAGCACGAAGAAGCTCATGGGTAGACAGAAACGTCTTCCCAAATCGTCTACCAGCGACCACCGCCCTAAACCGTGAATCACTGAAGAAGATGTCATCTTGTGGCTTAGTTAGCCTCACTCGCTCGCTCTATCACGATTGGTGGTAGGTCTTGCGCTTCTACTTCAGGCTGGTCTGACTGTCCCAACCAGTTCTTGCCAAGCCATATCAACTGGGTGTTATCGCCATCCATGGCCTTGGTGTATTGCCTGCGTCTTAGGCTCATTTTCCCTGATGCGCTCTTTTGTTTGAAATACTCCGTAAAACTTAGCCCCTGCTCTCTCTTACAGGCTCGATTCAGGGTGTCATAGTCGATACCTAGAACCGCTGCTTGCTCCTCCCCCGTACAGTGGATGCGGCACATCTCGTCCACTTGCTCCCAATCAATCTCTTTTAAGGGTCTGCTCACTTGTCAGCCTTATGGCTTGCGCCAAAGTAAAAACTAACAACAGCGGAAACAATGCCGCCCAAGTAACCCAAGACCAAATTGACAATAGCCTCGTTCTGTTCAGGCATCAGCGTGACCATGCTCACGTAGCCACCAAAGAACAGGAAGGCCAACATAGCTAAGACTTTGGGCGTCCAGTCACCTTTGCCCATCTCACGCGCACTTGATCTGTCTGCGTTCTCAAGCTCGAAGATATCCACTTCTAACTCTGCCAAGCGGGTCTTATAGGCCAGGTCGGCTTTCTTGATCTCTG